TTATATGCTGGTCCATAACCAAAATCATTTATCATTTGTTGTCTAATAGCCAAGTCTTGAAAGATTGAAACTATTTTATTTATACTCACCGTATTATTAGCCATGTCTATGTTGTCTATTTTTTATTTCATTTTGTTGTTCATAAAACTTATCTCTCTCGTGCCAGAATGATAATAAGTTTAGACACTCAATATAATTCCTTTCATATATCTGGTCATGTTTAGTTATATCACCTTGACTAAGTCTATCAACCATTGCTAACCAACCCCATCTACTATCTAAAACATAACCTCCAAGCGTAGGGGTTTCTACTGAGCTTACTTTTCTGTAGAGACCGCTGTATTGCTTGGTAATATATTGTTCCCAGTTAAAAAAAAATTGATGCTTCCCATAATTTCAGGTATAGTTAAATCTAAAAATAATTTAGCTCTATACTCTATATCATCAGCATTAAACTTATCTTGTTTATATTTCTTCTCACCATTAACTTCATACTCACTACCTGGTCTTAATATAACCGCTAAAAGATAAGGTAAGAACTCACCTTGTCCTTTATTCTCTTGTAATGTCTTAATTGATATAATCTCACCCATTGTAATCTTATTCAATTCTTGTGGAAACACAAACATCTGGTCATTAAACATAATAAATCTTTTCAATGGCCACTCAGGTTGTTTGTAAATAAATTCTAACTTATCTACAAGATTTCTAACCGTATCCATATCAAGTTCATATAACTCACTTAAATCAACACCACATAAAGCACCAACAATTTTAAGTAAATACAACTCTTCAATCTTAACTTCAGCATCAACACCTTGTAAATTAACTAAGTTAATATACTTATCTAATGTAAGTTCTTCCCAACTTGTAGCCATTTTATAGGCCTTTTCATTTAATGTAAATTCAATCATAATTTTTATATTCTTTTTTTACTATAATAGATAAACAACTACTTTTTCTAATAGTGTATTCTAAAATAATTCTTATCTGTTTTTTTACCTTTTAACTTCCACCAATGTATAGCATATCTCATAGCATCCATAGCATCATCATACATCTTTACTGGCTCATCTAATATAACATCACCATTTGTTTTCCATTTGTAAGAAGCCGTCTCTTTAACTACATTAAGACTTTCCTTATGAATGTATAACTCAGTAGATTTAACGCTGTCTATTCCTTTCTTTACCTCTTTAACAGCAGACTTAGCCATATAACCAGCTCTCTTTATTTCTTCAATCATCTCAGGTCTGGCACCATCACAAATCATTTCATGTTTCTTACTGACTTCAAGGGAGGACATTCTTAAAATTAAATCATCTACCGTTAAACCACTTTCATAAACTAATTCTCTAACATAAGCTTTATTATCAATAAAATTTACTTCTAATAAAGACATAGGGTGATTGAAACCAAAGTCAAGACCATATATCTTTGTTTTAGTCTCAGGTAAATCTTCATAATACTTCCAATGAGTATAGATTGTAGTCTTACCTGTTCCTTTTTCACCTAAGGCATAAATTCTATAATAACTCTCATCTACATTGATGAGGTTTTCAATCTCTTTTACTAACGCTTCTTCTAAAAATGGATTATCTTTATAGGTAGAGTGTATTAATTTACTCTCAGGTCTTGATATAAGGTCATATAACCAGTGAAAATTATCTGATGGGTTAAAGTCAAAGATTAATTTACCAGTTGTTCTCATATTTAACTGAGTATATTCCTCAAAATTCAACTCATTTGCCTCATTGGCCCATAATATATCTCTTTTTCTACCTCTTAACTTCTGTTCATCATCAACAGCAAAGAATTCAACTGATGAACCATTATCAAAGTTGTAAATGTTTTCTGTTTTATGATGTTCTGTTGTCTTATATAAGTTTAATTCTCTCATCACCTCAAAGAAATCTCTCATTACAGACGCTCTAAGTGATGGAAAAGACTTTCTTACAATAGAAATCATTACACCAGGTTGTTTGAGACATAAGACAATAAGTAATTGACAAATAGAATATGTTTTAGAACTTCTTGAACCACCTTGATTGATTACAAATCTAATCTTTTCATTATTAATAACATCCCAGTTCTTACTGAACACTGGTGTTGTCTTCAGCTCCAGGCTTCTGCTCATTTCTTATTTCAATTATTTTTATCTCTGATATAGTTTGACCGTTAGATGTTATATCAAGTTTTTCAGGTGAATATAGACCCATAAGTTTATTCAGTTCTTGTCTGACTTGTAAAGCCAACTTCATATCTTTTCTTCTAATAGCATTCTCATACAATTCTTCTAAATGTGCCTTTGCTTCTTCTAAATGTGCTTCAGCATTCTTATCCCATATCTCTTGTATTTTCTTTCTGGCTTCTCTCATAACTTCATAGGCGTATGATTGACCATAACCTAAGTCATTCATTAGAAAGTCAAGAATGGTCTTATTAGAAGCACCATTCTCAACTTTCATCTTTACTACACCATTAACTAAGTCTTCTGTTTTTATTTGTTTTGGCATGCTTAAATCTAATTTTTTAACCTAACTTTACGCCGGTATTACACTAATAATAGAAATTTTTTTATATTTTCTAAATCTTATTCAACAAATTTCTCAGCATTATCAGCATAGAAATCTAAAACACCTTGATAGTATGAACTAATAGATGAATTACATTTACAATTTATTTGATACATAACTGCCTTAGGATTGATGTATTTTTTATATAGATGATAAATACTATCCATATCACTTTGATTTGCTGTAGCAATCTTAAATAGTCTTAAAATCTCTTCTTTGTCTTCTACTGAAAACATTCTGTCTGGGTCTAATTCTTTTTTCTTACTCATTTTCTTACTCATTTTCTTTTTTTAGAAAATCCAAGTTATTACTTGAAATAATCCTGTTATTAGTAAAGCTATTATAGATATAGCCATTACATTTACTACAAAGTCAGATTGTATTATACTTTCATACCATTTTAATTCTCTACGCATATCTTCTACTGAAACTAAATTACTACTATTATCATATGGTTCCACATCAAAGTATTTACATTTATTAAGTAGTTCTATTAGTATATCATTAGCATCTTTATCATAACAGAAAAAGTTTTCTTTAATTTCATCTTTACTATATACTCTTACTTTACATATTTTTTGTTGTCGTAGATGTTGATACATATGATATATGTCTATAGCATCTACATAGTAGAGTTTATCTACTTCTTTTCTTAGTTCTTCTTTTCTATTCATATTCTTAATTTATTTTTTTACATAAAAACCATACTATACCATATGCGTTGTCATCTTTCAATTCCCATTCTGAGGCATCTAATAAATCAAACTCTTCAGGTGTCATATCATTTATATGTTTCGGTTCTAATGGTAGGTAGAAATAACCTTCTGGTGTTTTACCTGATACATAGTGTAACCACCAATTCTTAAAATCTTCTGTCATAAGTTAAAATGTTTTTTTATTAAAGGTTTTAGTATAAAATCAACTAAAGATATATATGGTATAAGACTAATAGCTAAAACAATTGGTTTTAAGCTCATAGCCATATCTTTAGTCATCTCATCTATATTCATTTGTGAAATTCTTTTATCATATGTAATCGCTTCATAAATCCATATGATATAATTTAATATAAGTAGTGTAATCATAATCCTAATTCTTTTATTTTTCTATCTCTTTTACTCCAATCAACTTCATTCATTACTAATAAGACATGATAATCACAATCATATCCTAAACCAATTAAATCAGTATTAAATTCTTTTAGAGTAAATACTCTTTCATTGTAACAAAACTCACCATCATGTTTTCTAATGTCATCATAAACATCTTTCTTAATAACAACAAATAATTCTGTTAAACAACCATCTTCTTTTATTGATTGTGTATATTTTGTTAAATCAATCATTTTATCTACTATACATTTTTTATTCATTTTAATAACTCATCTATTTTTTTATTTCTTAATCCTTTAATCAATATAGGTTCAGCTGATTTATCTAAACAACTTTTAATAACATCATCAACAACCGCATCAGAAAAGTATGTCTTCATAACAAAGTATATGTTAGTCAATACTTCTTCATTATCAGAATAAGATATAATCTTAACCTTAAAGTTTCTAATTAATTCATCTAATACATTTTCTAATTCAATTGAAGGGTCAATAACTAATTCTTTACCTTTCATAAGTTCTTTTATATCTTTCATATTAATAATTATTTTGTAGAAAGTCTTCACATATTTTAATGAAAACTTTTTCAGTATCAATTCTCCAGTTAATTGTTGAGCAATATATTTCTATATCATGATAAAACACCGTGAATTCTGTGTATTGTTTTGATTTAATTTGTTTTAATTTAACTGAATAACTAAAGCCATTCTGTAAATAAACTTCTCTTTGTCCCATATTCTTTTTGTTTTTCTTTTATATATTAAGTTAAAAAAGTCATTTTTTTCTATTTACCTTGTCCTTTATATTTTTTTATATAATTTTTAGAATTTTTATTCTTAGAACTTTTACATTTAGAATGAATACCTTTTCTTTTTACTTTAGGCTTCTTAAAATGAACTTTAATTGATGTTTGTTTTTTCATAATAGTTTTTATTTTTATTTTAATCTAACTCTATTCTCATAGAAACCGATTATCTTATCATACCAGAAACCTATAAACGCCATAATAGACGCAAAGAAAAAGTCTCCTGTGTAAATTAGTGTAGTCCAAAAACTAAAACACATTAAACAACTAAATAGTAATTTAATTATATTAGTTAGTAGTTTATCAGGTAGTGCTTCTAATAACATTTGTATAGGTTGAAACCTCGTCATTAACCAACTAAACATAAATAGTTTAGCTCCAAATAAAATCATTGTTGTCATCTTCAATTTGTTTTTTTATTTCATTCTTAATCTTACCGATTGCGTAATGAATACTCTTTATATTTATTCCATACATTTCACTTATCTCTCTTAACTTCATACCATCAATGTAATAATGCTTAAACAATGTTTTATTATACCAATGTTGTTCATCTATTAAAGAAAGAACTTTATCATATAATTCAGCAACATTTACATTATCATCAACAACATCAACACCTACACCATCTGTTTCCATATTTACAGATGAATAGTTATAGAAGATGCCTGTATCAGCAATCTTACCTTTCTTAATTCTACTACATATTGTAAAACATAAGTATTCTAAAAAGTTTGTGTAATAAGCTTGTAAGAGTTTATTTATATCCATTAAGTAAAGTTGTCCTATTAACTCACTTCTTAATTCATCCCAGTTGTTTCCACCTACTACTTTACAATAAGCTAAAACATTTTTATTATTCCATATATAAAGTATAATCTCATCCTTATTCATCTACATCATTTACATTTTCTTGAAAATATAAAGTGTTAAAATTTCTAAGGTTGGTTGCTGCTTCATATTCTTCATTCTCTAAACATACTAAAATCATGTATTCAACTACTGATAAAAAATATATGTTTAGTAGTATTTGTAATTCACCATCAACTAAATCAATAATCTCATTAATGTAATCATCAAATCTTCTTGCTATTTTGTAAATAGCCTTTTCGCTTAAAATCATATTTACTAAAAGAACAAATAGTATTTCATGACAATCTTCTATTGTATGCCATACTTTCTTATGCGTAGGACTTTTTGTATCTATCCATTCAGGTAAATAGCCTAATCTACTATCTATTTCTTTTCTTACATCTAATAAACTCATAGTGGTTAATTTTTTTTTGTATAGTATATATTAAGTTAAAAAAGTCACTTTTTTCCACTTTTTAATTCTTCCCACATATACATCAATTCATCTTCAATAGAGAATGAAGTGAATACTATACCATATTGTCTTGTGAATAAATCAACTAATCTTAAACTATCAACAAAATCAAAGTAACCACCTTTATCACTCATTTCTTTTACAAAAGATTTAATTTCTTTCTTTGTAGGTTTTACTTCAATTGTTTTTTGTTTAGTAATTCTTTCTGGGTTTTTAACACCTAAACAAGACTTACAAGTATAACCATATCTAACACGACCATACTTGTCAGTTCTTGCGTAAAAGTATCTCAACTCTTTTATTTCTTCACATTTATTACAAAATTTCATCTTTCTAAGTATTCATTTATTAATTCAGTCATCTCTTTTCTAATCGCTAATAGTTTATCTCTATCACCTTTATCTAAGTATTTTAGAGTTTCATAGTTTAATTCAATTATTCTCTCTTTCAACTCTTCTTTTGTTTTCATATTCTTTTTTTCTTTTTTTAACATTTCTTCTTTGTTCTTTTGCTAATGTTGGATGACCATTCACCTCAAACATTTCAGCTATTAATTCAGCTTGTTTAATTAGTAATTCATCTATATTATTTTTCATAGTAGTAGTTTATATTTTTCATGTTGATTAGATACTCAACATCTTTTACAAGCTCACCACCAGAAATGTCTTTGTAGATATACTTTTTTCTTAACATTTTAAGCTCACTATCATAAATAGTGTTCTTAAACATTTCTTCTCTAAGTTGGTCTATAAAGAAGATTACTTTTTGTTTTTGTGTTTCCATATTCTTTTGTTCTTTTTTATTATATATTAAGTTCTAAAACTCATTTTTTTCTATATGTGGATTTTTTATAGTTATTTGTTAATTAAATTAAATAATTTCATAACATCATCACTTATAGTTTGTTCTTTAACTTGTATTAGTAATTTCTTAATATGTTCTTTCTCTTGTTTAATTTTATTGTCCTCCCTTTTATTGTATTTTCTTTCACAAGATTTACAATTTCTACTACAATACTTAGCATTAGATTTCATTTCATCTGGTAAGTAGTTATTACAATTGCGATAGTTACATTTTCTTTCCATATTCTTTGTTATTTTTTATTATATATTAAGTTAAAAAAGTCATTTTTTTCTATATTGTTATTTCAGTTTTAACTTCTATATCTAAACTATTGAAAAAGTCATCTATAGACTTAGATATAGGTCTTATATCTCTCATATCATCAAAATATATCGCATCAAATAAAGTAAAATAATGTTTTGACTTATTAGGTATTAAATTATTAAATAATTCACTCTCTATATTTTGTAATTGTGAGGCTAATGATACATTACTATTATTGATTTCATTTAATGATGACCAAGTTTTAGGATATAATTCACTAAATCTTTTATTAAATTGATTTTTAATACTAAAACCAAAGAATATATTCTTATATAAAGATACTTTAGTTTGGTCTCTATCACAATTATTTATACCAATAAACTTTTCATAGAATAAACCACTTTCACAATCTAATTGATAATTTTCATCTATAGACATATTATTTTTCTTTAGTAAATAAACTAAAAGTAGTGGCTGACAATTCTTAATGTCTATGTTAAACATTTTTAAGTCAATATGTTTTCTTGATACTCTACTTACATTAGTAAATGAGTGATATATTCTATCAACATTCTTACCTTTCTTAATATATCTTTTTCTTCTTGTGTAAAACAATCTTGAAATTCTATTTCTTAATGTAGATACTGATAGGTTATTATCATTAAAGTATTGTATTTCTGATTTAATGGCTTCTTTTATGTTAATCTCTATTGTTTTTATAGTCTTAATATATCTTTCATCTAAATCTTCTACTTCATTTACAAATTCATTTTTACTTCTATCTTCATCTAAAATAATAATAGCTAAATCTTCTTCATTAATATAATTATTATGAATTCTATATTGTGTATATAATTGACCTGGTTTATAATATGAACCATCATCATAACTTACAGCTGTAATAACACCTAAGTTTTGTAATAAAATCATATATTGTTTATATAAATTTCTTGAAAAGAACTCTTCTAATTTCTTTGATGATATAGGTATAACCGTATTTTTAGATTTATTTAATTCTAAATCAATATATGTTAAAAAGTCAAATATATTTTTCAATGCTATTCTTGTATTTGATATAGGTAATTTAGAAACTAATAGTTTAGATATAAGGTCTATGTTATTAATATAACAATACTTAGTTAGTTCTTGTTTATCTAAGTTAAACTCATTAAACAATGTTTTGTTAAAAGGTAAAATCTCAATCATATTCTTTAATTATTTTTATACTTTATATATTAAGTATCACTCTCTCCCTTTCGTTAAAAATTAAAAATAATTAAAAAAAAGTGAAAAATAATTCATAAAAGACATACAAAAATAAGTGTCCTCCCTTTTTTAACGCAAAAAAACGACACAAGTAGTATCTTATATCTTCATATCTCATATACTTAAACTTTCTTAACTTAACTTTACCTTACCCACCACCTCATCAAAGATTTTAACCACAGAGTGAAGTGTGAGCACACACGGAAACGAACTCTGTGGGACACGGAAATATGAGAAAACATGTATAAACATTTAGAAAAATGAACACTTTATCTATTATTGTAAAAAGAAAAAGAATATGAGAATTACTAATGATTGTGTCCAACAAGACACTATTACCGTTGAAGTTAATGGCGTTTGTTCTACCATTACCGAAATTGTTTCACAAACACCACAAATGGATTGTGATGAACTTATGGTCTGTGTAGGACCTCATCTTGTCTCACTAAATGATTTAATTATGGATGTCTATCAATATGTTCAGACAGCACAAGCAAATAATGTAGAATACTTTGTTAAACTATTTAATCAGTATAATATGTTACTTGACTATTTTATGAAATGTTGTAATGATTTAATAGGAAGACTAACAAGAATAGAAAAAAGAGTAAATAATTTAATTGTTATTAGACAAATTGTTATTGAAAAACCATTACCTACACCTATTTCATCTACACCTATAAGAGCACCACAACAAATAGTAGTTCCTAAACCACCAATAACTATATCAGAAGAAAGATATGTTATAGACCAAACTATAAAAAGTGGCTATATGGATGCTTATGTTAGATATGACAAATTTGGTAATAAATTAATTGACCCTTATGTTAATTGGTTAAAAACAGATGATGGATTTAGAAGAAAACTAATACCAAAAGAAGTTCCTTATCAAAAAGGAACACCACTTGCCTTAGACTGGATTGAAAAGATAAAGGCTGTTTATGCTGAAAATAGAATTGAGTTAGACCCAGTTGATATAAAGTATAAAGCTCTTCAAGTTCCTTTTTCATTCTTAATACCTAAATATGCTAATAGATGGGTTGTTGAAGGAACAAAAGTGATTGACTTAAATGGTAATGACTTAGCCAGATTTTTACCTATTATCTATAACAAACAAGATGGTGACTTTACTTTAGAAAGAGTTATTAAATATAGAGTTGATACTAACATAAGAAAAGTTATAGGCAATGAACCTGTATTTATGACTTATCAAGTCTTAAACAGGAGGACAGGAGCCAGAACTATCTATGAACAAGGTGTTAATTTTTGGATAAAATATGCTTAGCAATCCACTTTAACTCTTTTTTATATTCTTTCTTTGTGATTGAACCTTTGATGAATTGTTGTTTAAGGACTTTCTGTGCCTTTAATACACTTTCTTTTACCATTTTCTTTTAGTTTATACAAATATACTATAAATAATCCATACCTCCAAAAAATCACTTTTGGAGGTTTATATATATTGTATAAAAAATAATTAAAAAGTTTATGAATTACTATGAAAAATTTAAGAAAGACCTAAAAGATGGTGAATTAGGAGAAAGAGTATTTGCTTTCTACTTAAAAGAGAAAAAAGGTTTTGAGATTGTTGGCTTTAACAATGACTACAGATATGATATAGCTGCTGAATTAATGTGTAAGTCAATTACATTTGAGGTTAAAACTGATAGATATGAATTCTTAAAAGGTGTTAAAACAGATAATATGTTTATTGAAACAAGTTGTAATAATAAACCTTCAGGTATATCTAAAACAGAAGCAGATGTATTTGTTTATTTCTTTCCTGATTTTGAGGAGGCTTATCTTATACAAGTTAAAAAATTAAAAGAGTTATTATTAACAAGACCTGATTTATTTAGATATACAACACAAAGTGGTGATGGTGGTAAAGTAAAAGGTTTTTTAATAAATAGAGTTAATAATAGAGAATTATTTAAGGTCTATAATGTTCCAAAATTAAAATGTTGGAATAGAGAAATTTCTAATGTGTGATAAACAAAAAACCCGGTCAAAAGCAGAAGACCGGGTTTTTTTATTTAATAATAATGGAAGTTATTATTGTTTTATCATTAGAATACCTGCTACATCTAAAGGATTAGCTCCTCCACCTGTTGTCATATATATCATACCAGGTGTTAAACCACCTGTTCCAGCAGCACTATCATCATCATAAGATGGTATATTATCTAACTGAATACTTACCGTTCCAATAGTTATAGATGTTGTTGTTAAACCATCAGTAACTGACAATGCCATAGAATTATCATAAACATCAATTGTTGATTGATTTGTTCCATCAGTTGAATAAATTAAAACTTGTGTTGTATCTTGTCCTATCCATTTATCACTTGTTCCATCAGTAGTATTAGCCTCAAAATTAGATGGATATACATTAACATTTGTAGTCCAAGTTGTATCAGTAGATGAAATAACAGCTGATGTTGTAGTTGTATCTATTTGAGAGTATTCACCAGTTGCTAAATCTTCGGTTTTTAATATAGAAGTATTTTGTGTAAAATCTATTCTTGATTTTGATACGGTTTTTTCTTCAACTTGAATTATAGCAGATGTTTTTGAGCTTGATATACTACCTTCATAAACACCATCATCTGTAAAAAATGAAATACCGAGTGGTTGTATTGTAATTGATGATGTATCTGTTCCATCAGTTGCTGTATCCACTATTGTTTGTAAAGAAGCATCATATACACTTGATAGCGTAGTTGTTCCATCAGTTGATGTAATTGACATAGTAGCTAAGGTTATATCTATTCTACCTTCATTACTATTAGCACTATCTATTGATTGAATTCTAATAAAGGGGTCTCCAGGTTCATTAGATGCTTCAATTTTAGATAAAATTGAATTAGATACATCATTACTTGATAAAGTTGATTTATTTTCTGATACATTAATACTCGTAACAAAATTTGTTCCTGTTGCTACCAAATCTATAAAGGTTGCTCCATTAGCATCAAAAGAAATACTTGTTTCATATGTTCCATCAGTTGAGTATAATCTATTACCATTTAACTCACCAGCCGGGTCAAGTTCTAATTTTGCTAATAAACCAGTATCAACATTTCTTACTCTAAACATAGTTCCTTCATCTACATTAAGAGGGTCTAATCTTAAATCAGATACTATTGTATTTGGTGTGTTGTTTGTTCCAACAGAAGCCATATATTGTAAATATGGACTAATACTATTTTCAGAATAATTTATTCCACCACCAAGATAATCACCTATACGCATAAGAATTTGATTATCTGGAATACTAATAGCAATTGCTGCGCTTTCAGTTCCACCTACTGCTATTGAAGTTGATACTGAATTTTCATTTTGAGTGTATAATGAATAAGTAGATGATGAAAAATTATTATCACCAGCTTCAAGATATATAGCAGCTTTACCACCACCATCTATAAAAGAAGAAATTTTACCTGTCTGTTCTGTTGTTGTATATTGAGCTTGTATATAAACATTAGCGTTTAACGCATCAGTTTCACCAGTAATTGAGATTGGTGTTATTGTTTGAGTTGATGTTGTTACACCATCAGTTGATGATGATACTATTGATTGTGATGCTGAAAAAGTAGCATAACCAGATGTAGCATCAACATTTATAAAGTCTTCTAAATTAGTTAATCTATTTTCAATTGATGTAACTTCTACCGTCTCATCGGCTTGTGCTATCAAATCTAAGATAGCCATTCTATTGGTTGTTGTTATATTTCCCATTTATTATTATTATTTTTTTTGTGTTTTTCTTTTCTACAATACTTTTTTTTATTCTTATGAACACTTACCTTCATGACATCATAAAAGTCTCTTATATCTAATGTAATAGTCTTCATATCTTATTCTTTAGGTCCTAATCCAATTAAACTATCATTACTTCTAAGAAACATAATTCCTAATGCTAACCAACCACTAAGACTTTCGGCCGATGCCTTTCCAGTCCATAGCATTGCTCCACTGAATATGATTATACTCACTCCTAATAAGGTTGTGATAATACCTGTCTTTATTAATCTCTTCTTCATAAATGATTAATCTTTTTTTTTATTAAGTTCCTTATTAAGTTCCTTAATTTCTTTTGTAAGGTCTTTTACACTCTCACATAATGTATCAAATTTTTCAGTCATGTGTTCATATTTATTAATATGGTCATTCTTTAATACACTAAGTTCATTCTTAGCGTCATAGGCCACACTTTTAACCTCTTTTAATTCATCCATAGTTCTTTTTAGAAAATATGATATAACACTCATCATCACACCACCAATTAAAGTTAGAAAATTAATCATTTCCATTTTTTTTGTCATCTTTTTTTTCTTTATCTTCTTTATTCTCTTCTACTTTAAGAACTTTTGATAATAATAATACATTTTTAGATTTGTAGTTGCCTCTTTTCTTCTTAGTCATCTATGTTTTTATTTTTTAATCACAAAACTCACACGGGTCTATATTATCTAATGGAGGAAATGGACCTTGAAACTTTCTACCTGATGTAGCTATACCTGAAAAGTAGTTTGATACATTAGGTTTAACCTCAAATCCAAGTGTAGTCTGATAAAACTCAGGAAATTCAGCCGGAAAGTTCTTAATAAAGTCTCTTGTTCTTTCATTATAAAACTCAGCATTGTTTCTAACTTGACTTCTTAACCATTTAAGGTCATCAATACCTGATGGTTGAGAATTATCTGATGATTTCTGACTAACAGCCTTATTTGTAATTCTAAAATTAATAAAAGGTAATGCGTGATAAACAACCCACTCACAAAGTGCTGGTTGGATATAATAAACCATTAATTGATTGTAATAACCTGTATAATTAGGACAATCATTTAACATTTTTGTATATAAGTTTTGACCTAATACTGATTGTATATTAAGGTCTTGTGCTTTCCAAATGAATTTTGTAATAAGGTCAGCATCAACATTATTTTCAATAACACTCATCTTATATACATAGTTGCTTGTTATGAATAATTTATAGTCCATTACCTTCTGTTATTTTTTCTATGTCTAACTCATACTTGTTTAATTCAAGTTTTGACTGAGAGCCATTAAATCTTAAAAGTCTGTTATACACCGCTTCAACTAATTGTTGTTTAGGGTTTATATACATTGCTTGAAACATCTCAACACCTTCTATAATCTCATTCTTAGCTCCTAATGAACCAGGAATTGCTATACCCATAATAATAGGATTAGTGATTGAGTGTCCTGTTAAAATACCTTGAGTGATTTCTTTACTTAATTCAATAAATCTTTCATCACTATCATTTAATTGTAAAGGTGTAATAAGAGGTGCGTTGTCCTCACCATCAGCAAATAAGAACATTGTCTTACCTGATTTAGTAGCACCTTCATAATCTGATTGTAATTGTCTAATAACACTTCTCATTTCATCATCAGATGGAACACCATTTCTAAATGTAATAACCATTGAAGGTGAAAAACCATTATCAACTTGATTTAAGTGAAATAAACTAATAGAGTATTCTAAAGCAATCCAATTAACACATGATAAATAACCAGGTTGTCCATAAACTTCTGAACCTGGTCTGTATTCTTTTACATAAAGTATTTGAGATGCTACTGGATTTTTAGGATTGAATACAGGTTTCTTAACCGGTGTATATTTTCTTGTGTTAGACCAATCATCTGAGTAATAAACATACTTTTTACAATCAGACATTCTAACTTTGTTTGCTGGTAAATAATTAATTTCAGCTATTTTACTTTTATCTTTTGAGTAAATTATCTCTAAAGCAAATGCTCCAAACAATTCTAAGTCATAAGATGTTCTAAACGCAATGTCATTTAGTGATAATTCATTGTAAGGATTTGATACAAACTGAGCCGCTATACCATCTAAACCTTCTGTATTCCAACCATTACCAGCAATCATCATTGCCTTTCTATTTAGAATAGCATTGTGTTTAGCACTTCTATTCATTAATGAAATTAAATAGTCAGGATACAAATTGTCCTCCCCATAAAAAACATAACCAGCTCTTGATGCCTTTTCAACATACTGAGGAGCCGTAGATGTGTTAAAATTCTGAATTACAAATTGTATTTTTTTATCTTGTTCTTCCATTTTTTAATTTATTTTTTTAATAATTATCAAAAGTTGTGAATGTAAATCCTTCACTCGCTGTAAATGATACAAATGGAGTTGATGTTCCTGTAATCATTAAAAGTCCAGTCTCTACTAAACCTACTGAATTATTTATATTTAAGTCATATTGTGTTGTCATCTCATAAACAGAATAATGATACTCACCTGCTGGTATATTCATAACAACTGATGATGTTAAACTAACAGCTGTTCCTATTGAAAGTGTAAAACTATCATAATAAGGTGATGTTGAGAAATTATCTGGTGAGATTATTGTCTCAATTAAACTATCTCTGTTAGACAAAACCCAAGTATAGTATGGAATTACATTACTCGCCTTCTCCGATAGTGTCAGAACCACTGATTGACTTTGTGTTGTTGATAGATATATCATTTGTTTCTTTTGTTTTTTTACATTTACATTTAGTATTATCACATTTATCACATACTAAATCAAAGAATTCAGGATACTTTTTTTGTAAATAAGGATATAACCTAACATCTATAAATTTACCTAATACATCTCTGTTTTCAACTGCTAAATATATTTGTTTGTTAATATACTCTTCTTTAAGTTTTATCTTCATAGTATAACTTTTTACTATAATAGATAAAAGACAACTTTTTCTAAAAGTTTATATAAAAAAAACCCCATCAAGGACTGATGAGGTGAAAAAAGGAAAAGAATATGGAATAAACCTTTTTATGCTTGATATATATTGATTTAAGCGATTACACTTAAAGCAGCCGCAGTTGAAACTATATGTGCTGGTTCTGGTTCTTTTCCTAAGAAAGTAATAACCGCACCATTTAAGTCTCCGTATGCTTTACCTACACCTGGTGTAGAAGCAGATACTCTAACTGGGTTTTGTTTTCCCATAAGGTGATAAACACCTCTCTGGTCTTTAATAATAATTCTCCACTTACCTTGACCTAACAATAAGATTTGATTTCTTAATGTAGCATCTAATCTGTGAAGAGTTATTGTAAGCGTTTCTTCATAGAACGCTGTTCCATTCTCTGTTGAGAAAACACCATTTTCAGTGTAAGAACCTGTTTCTATTTCTTGCTCAAATGTATAGAATGATACGGTAGCACCACCGAAAGCATCAATAACATTTGAGGCAGTTAAAGAGAAAGTTAATGCGTCAGCATTGTATTCTCCAATATAAATCTCTTGAACACCACCAATGCCGTCTCTACAACCTAATGTATATCCGTTTGTTAAAACACAACTCATTTTTATTTAATTAATTTTTCTAAGCTTCTGGGGCTACTACTCAACGCCTCACCCCATCCACTTTAATTTTTTATACTACTATTAAGAATTCTTAATAACAATGTAAGAAGGGAATGCTACTTGAGCACCAACTTTCAACTTAGCTCTAAAGTAAGTGATGTTGTCTCTCAAATCATACCAGAATTGGAAACCATCTCCGTTTCTTGCTTCACCAAAACTATCAGTTCCGAAGAATAAGTTAGAAGCTGGAGTAAGAACCATTTCATTTCTTCCGTTAAGACCTCTTGTAGCTACAATTCTAACATTAGTGTTAGTGTAGTTCTCAAGAACCCAAGTGTGTCCAGAAACACCGTCATATCCGAAGAAATAGTTGTTGTTTCTTAACGCATTCATCAATACTCTGAAGTTAGCGTGAGACATAAATAATGTTAAATCACTTGCGTCAAGAACATCATTAGGTAATAGAGAAATCATATTATCTACTACATCTAAAGCGTTAGCAGTTGTAAGAGCTCCAGAATAAGTTGTAGAGATTACAGAGTTTGTAGCTGAAGTTCCTTCAAGAATGTGAAGAATACCATTACAAAGTGCTAAATTACCACCACCATAAGTAGATGATACAGAACCTTTCCAGAAGATGTCTTCTACAAATTGACCTACTTTCTCAACTTTGTTAGCTAAGTAAAGTTGGTTAAAAGCCTCAGGTGCGAATTCATTGTAAGAACCTTCTTTAGCCAATTGACCAATCCAGTATTGCTCAAATTCATCTACACAGATGCTTTCTTCTACTTTAATAGGACATACCGTGATGTCTCTTTGAGTTAAAGTAGTTGAGCCTGTTGGTGAAATTGTTCCACAACCACCAGCAGCCGCAGTAAGAGTGTTTGTAAGTAAGTTGATACTATCAGCATATTTAATTCCTGTCTGAACAGAAATGAAATCAAATGTATTACCAACCAATACAGCCTCTTTAAGTAAAATACCAGACAATTGGTCTGTATATTTTGTTAAACTTCCTAAATTTAATGTTGCCATTTTTTATTATTTTATTTTTTGTGGTTTTTATTACCTGTTATTCTTTCTCGCTTTTTCTCTGATAGCCATTATATCTACCATACCAACCGAGTTAGATTTTTCTTCATGTGACTTGAACTCAGTAGATACTGGTTCAATTTTAGAAGTTGATGGAAGTTCAGCGATTTTAGAAAACTCAGATTTCATAACCTCATTTTCTTTTTCAACCTCAGCAAATTTCTTAGCCATTTCTTCAACTTTCTCTTCAATCATCTTGATTTTCTCCATAAGTTTCTTCATCTCTTCAGACTTTGGCTCTTCTTCTTTAACTTCTTCTTCAGCTTCAACCTTTTCTTCTTCTGGTTTAGCTTCTTCTTCAGCTTCAACTTCAACAGAACCTTCATCTTCTCTTTCAACTTCACCATCTGGTTCAACCATAGCTTTGATTTTACCAGCCTCAACTAAAATCTTTACACCGTCATCAAAAACATACTCTCCATCTAAAAGAGGAACATTATTTCCTTCTTCATCTCTCAAATATACCTCTGAACCAATCATAAAGTTCTCATCTGGAGTAACTATAAGTCTATCACCTGCCTTTTGTTCAGCAAATTTTACCTCAGAAGATACTAATGACTTCAATTGTGACTTGATTTTCTCAATTAAATCTTGTTTATTCATTGTATTTGTTATTTTTTTATATACTATAATAGATATAGTATTCTTTTTTCTAAAATTCAGACCTAATTTTTTTATTTTAAGTCAAAAATTCTTAATAAATCATCTAAATTTAAGTCATCAATAGTCAAATTACTTGATAATTGAACTAATTGTTGTCCTAATAAACCTTCAATAGAAAAGCCGAACTTACCATTACCTTTAACTTCACTTAACCAGAAATCTTTATTCTCTACTTTAACCATAATCATATAAGTTCCTACTGGTAGCTCAAATCCATACATTCTACTCTTATCATAAATCTCATTTTCAATAATCCAGTCTTCCATAATGAACGCATCAACCATTTGATTAGAATGGTCTATGTTAATTCTTCTGTTAGAACCATATTTATTAAATTTCTCAACCATTCTTACAATAGTTTCTTTTGAGAACTTAACATAATACTGACCATACTTATCATCTTCTCTATAAATCTTCATATCAGGAATTAAAGCAGGACCTACAATAATTTGTTTGTCCTCCACTTCCTTAAATGTCATCATAGAGCCACTACTAAAAGCCATACCTTTAGTCATAATAGCTGGTTCATCAACAAGTGAGATTAAGTTAATACCTGTCTCGTCATTATCATCAACAATGATTTCATAAATCGGAAGTTTTTCAGGGTCTAATTGTTTTAATTTTCCTTTCATATACTATAATAGATTTTTTTATATTTTTTCTAAAATTCATTAGCCAATTACCGCTCTATCTTCAATAACTCTAACTCTATTCTGTGTTGATGTTATATCAGTCTCAGTTACATATACTTTACTCATACCACCATTACCAGCACCAGATTGAGGAGAACCTTGACCTAAACCAAAGAATTGTGTAGGTTGAAAAGCAGCACCTCCACCTTCACCACCAGCACTACCAGGAGCCGCAACATCAGGAGCCGCAACAGCACCTACATCACCAGCATCAAACTTAGATGATTTAATTTTAGCCACATTCACAGCAGTCATAGCAGCAACTGCGGCAGCTAAAACACCACCTACAATAGGACCAGCAATAGGACCTAAACTCATAGCACCTGTAAAAGCAGCAACAGCACCTTGAAGACCTGATATAATAGCAGAGGCAATTTTAGTTTTCTTCTCTTGCTCAAATGCCTTTTTCTTCGCTTCTAATTCCTTTTGTTTAGCCTTAGCATCTAAATCACCAAATGCTTTATCATAAGCCGCCTTATCAATTAAGCCATTTCTATATTTCTTATTTAATTCTTCTTTTTCAGCATTAGTCTGTTCTTTAATAGTATCAATCTCATTCTCTAATCTTGATTTATTAGCCTCAGCAATAGCACCTACAAATGAATTAAGAACACCACCTACAACCTGAGCGTAAGCATTAATCTTATCCATAGTTCCTTGAATACCTTCCTCAAAATCTGTTTTAAGTATATCAATAAAACCAGTTATACCACCTAAAGCACCTTGTAGAGCCTGACCTACAGCCATAGAACCTTCCATAGTTACTGATTTAATGGCATCTAATACTTGCTTAGTGCTATCTTTTAAGTCATTTAATCTTTTCTCTCTTTCTGACTTTTCAATTTCTGTTATAGCCTTTTCTGCTGTTTGTGTAGCCTTAATCTTAGCCTGTCTATATTCTTCTTCAACTCTTGCCTTCTCAGCCTCATTATCTAATGCTAATAATAAACCTACTTCATATTTTTGTTTAGCAAGATTTAATTGAGCATCTTCATTCTTTCTAATTAACTCAAACTTATCTCTACCTAATTTTTCAGTATTCTCTAACTCAAATGCGGCTGCTGATGCTGCCGTCTCAGCACTCTTAATAACATCTTGTCTCGCTGCTGCCTCTTTTAACTTTCTATCATCTTCTCTAATCTTCTTAATAGCATCATTCTTAGCCTTTTCTTTCTGTTCTAATAATGCCTTTTCTTCATCTAATATACCTATACCTTTTTCAGAAGTATTAGTCTGTATCTTCAACAATTCATCTCTGTATTGTTGTTCAGTCATTTTACCAGCTACATACTTCTCATCAAGTTTTTTGATTTCATTTTCAGTAGCTCTATCAATAACGGCTTGTCTTTCTTGACTATAAGATAATTCTAATTCAGCAATTTGTTTATCAATACCATCAGCCATAGCACTAACCTTAGCAGCCTCACCTTCTCTAACAGCATCTGTTTCTCTTTGTATAATACCTTTAAGATTATCTAATTGACCTTGTCTTAATTCTTTTTGTTTATCTGCTTCTGATTTAGCCTCAGATTTTCTTTCATCAGCCGCTTGTTTATCTAAGTTTTTAAGTTCTAATTGAAAACCAGCCTTCTGACTTTTTAATTGTTCTAATGCCTTCTTATCTTCTTTTATTGCTTTATCAGCCTCTTCACCAACAGCCTTAGGGTCAAATAGGAATGAACTCTCAAACTCTAATAAACCACCTGCTAAGTTTGTCTCAAAACCAGCAAAAGCAGCAATTTCATCAATAGACTTAAGAACTAACAATAAAGGTGCTTGAACAAACATTAAAATACCTTTTAATATGTCTTGATTTCTTTTTGCTGCCTCAACTTGTGATTTCTTTGTAGCCTCTGCTTGTGTAATAGCCGCTTCTAATGCTAAGATTTGTTGGTCAGATTGTTTAATCTTCATTTGTAAGATTTCTCTTTCACTCTTACCTTGTAATCTTAATGAGTTTTCTTGTAAAGATAAACTCTCCATTTTAGCATTTTGTGCTTCAACATTCGCTCTTGTTTTCTTATTCAATGCCTCTTGTTCAGCAGATACACCACTAATAGCACCTTTTATATCATCCCAATAAGCAACTAATGTTCCAACAGCAATAAGTAATAAACCAATACCTGTTGCCGCAATACCTCCTTTAATACCTTGTAAAGCAGTCATAGCTGATTTACCCATAGATGTAAATAGAGGTCCTGCCTCTTTAAGTCCTTGAATACCTTGTGCTAATGCCATAGCACCATTTACTTTAACTAAAACAGCTTCTAATTTTTGACCGTTAGCACCAAATACAGCCATAGCACCTTGTGCCGCAGCAAAACCTGAGGCAACACCTGATAAACCACCAACCATTTTCTGTGTGATTGTCTTAGATGAAGCATCTACAACTAAATCTGTTTGTTGTTGAACTTGTTTATACTTTGCTGTTTGTGCTAATAGGTCTTTATATTCTTTTGTAGCAGTTTTACCAGCCAAAGCCAATTCATATAATCTATCTTCAGCCTCACCCATTCTTGTTGTAAGAGGTTGAAGGTCACCATAAACTTGCTCAAATGTAGCATTCAAGTCAGAACCACTTTGTCTCATTTGGTCCATAGCTTGTGTAGTTCCTGAAATGGCCGTATCTAATTGTTTCCATTCAGCAGAACCTTCACCTACTTGTTGTTGTAAAGTATTTAATTGTTCTAATGAATTAACTAATTGTCCTAAATTCTGAGCCGCATTTGCTGTATCAACTGCCGCTTTAATTTGTATTTGTATATCTCTATCAGCCATCTTTTTAACCTGTTATTTTTTGTATGATTACATTGACATCACTTAAAGTGACATTTTGAGTTCCTGTTTCATTTCTAACCCATACCTCAAAATAATCACCATTTTCAACTTGAATTATATCTTGTAAGGCAAAACTAAACGGAACATTTAATGTTGTTGTTCTCACTGATACAGCACTCTCATTTTGTATAGAACCATTTTCAGCAATACCTACACCAATAGTAACACCATTTGCTGTTGAAAATACTGAACCAACAACCGTAATTACAAACTCTGTTGATACTGAACCAGCATATGTTAATCTATTTGTAGTAGCTGTAGTCCATTTTGGTGAATTACCTAATCCTTCTGTTGTTGTTCCTGATGCCTTCCTCCATATATTCTGTTGTCCTGTTCCTACCGTAGTGGCAGTAGCATTATTCTGAACATAATAGTGACCTACATTTGATGTATTTGTTATACCTATATTGTTAATAAACAAAGCCTCATTTGATGTATGATTTACACCTGATAAATAAGTTCCACCACCACTAAAATTACAATATGTTAAAATATAACCATCATTTGGTATTGTAGTTGATGAATGTAAGTTAATTCCTGTTTCACCAGATAATACAATAAATGAGCTGTAAATAACTCTAAACCTTCTGGTGATAGTAAGTGTTGAAGGTAGTATGAAAACCGTTCCAGATGTATTACAATTGAATAAACACTGAGACATACCTACCGTTCCTATTGTTCCATCAAATGTTAAATTACCACTATTTAAGAAAGCACTATCTTGTAAAATAACATTAGAATAATTTGATACGGTTCCTACAACAGCACAATCTGTAAAATTAACACCAAACCAGTCAATAGCCGTATTCACACCATCACCATTTAAGTTAAGTGCTAATTGTGCTTCAATAGTTATATTTCTAATAGGAATAGAATATGTTGAACTAATTAAAGGGTCTGTTAAACCTGTTGATTTTATTCTACAATTCTCAGATGAACCACCTAATATAGTTGTATTCTCACCACATACTAATCTATCACCTGTTAAATCTACCGTAGTTGTAAAGAAATAAGTATAATTACTTACTAATGTTATAACACCACCTACTGATGTAGGTAAATCTGATTTCTGTTCTATAAATTTCATATTATTAAGAACAACAGCACTTGTTCCTGATGAACCTGCTGTTCCTGATGAACCAGATGAACCACTCACACCTGATGTGCCTGATGTGCCATCTATACCACTTGTTCCTGAAGTGCCATTAACACCTGATGTGCCTGAACTACCATTAATACCTGAAGTTCCTGATGTTCCGTTTATACCTGATGAACCACTTGTGCCATTAACACCTGATGTGCCATTAATACCAGAAGATCCTGAACTACCACTAACACCTGAAGAACCAGATGAACCATCTATACCACTTGTGCCAGATGTTCCATTAACACCTGATGTTCCATTAAGGCCAGATGTGCCAGAAGTTCCTGAACCACCACTCATAGTTAATCCAGACACAACTTCATCTACATAAAGTCTTGTTATACCATCTAATTTATTCTTTTGACTATTACTTAACATATTATCCCCAAGTTAAATTTGCTGACCAGTTTATGTCGGAACCAGTTTGTCCTAATGCTCTAACTCTAACTCTTGTTGAACTTATATCTAAATAAGCTTGAGCTCCTCCTGTAAAATCTGTATATTCAATAACTGAATAACCTGTTCCTATTAAGTTAGGTGAGCCATCATTTCTAAATCCACCAAATATATCAGCAACATAAGCCTCAGAATATGTTCCATTAATCGCTTTAACTTGACATTTAACCCATACATGGTCACCTGTTGTAGGTAAATCTAAAACTACAACCGATGCTGAAGCAAAACCAGTTGTTGAATTTGTTCCAAACATAAAGTTTGTTTGATTTATACCTACTCTATAATTATCACCATCTTTTTCAACTATAATTTCACCTCTTTCTGTTGAACCTTCAACATGTAAAACTCTAAATCTATTTTTCTGTGTTGTAGTTGATACATAATCTGTTCCAGAAATGTCTGATGATTTTGTATCTATTATACCTGGTGATGTTCTAACTCTACCATAATCACCACCATTATATCCTGATGACATTTGTGATTGAGGTGCTGTTCCATCAAAAGAAAATTCAGAAAACCAAGCATCATTGTCATTATCATGTCTTAAATTCATGACATCTTGGTTCATATAAAATGAATTTGTAGTCCCATATGAACTATCACTAACGGCCATAAATATACCGCTATGAGATGATGTTATTTGAGAATTGTTAAAACCAGTATCATCATTATTTTGTATAGAAACATAATCAGGTTTTATCTGAACATTAGATGATGTTAAACTATCTATCTCTGAATTAATCTCAACTAATTCTTTATCAACATAAATATAAGTTGAATAATCACCTTCAATTGTATTAGCATACCAAGATGTTGATGTATGATAAACATCAGTTGATGATGTTCCGTTATTTACATTGTGATAAATCTCTTGACCTGGTGTATCATTAAATCTAATGAAAGCTATGTTATTATTATTGTAAATACCATAACCATCATTTACAATAATGTTATTAGCACCTGTTGTATTACCAAGTGCTAATGTATCTTCTAAACTTTGTGTTCCACCAGCGGCACCTGTAGGTCCTGTAGGTCCTACTAAACCAGGATTAAATGAGAACTCTTTTATTTCATCAGCAATTCTTATATAAGCTGTTTTACTATCTTCATTAACACCTATCTCACTTAAAGATAAGTCTCTTGATGTCCATGTTCCATCTGTGAAATCTTCAGATGCTGGAACTGAAAATGTAGCAGATGCTGAACCAGTAATTGTATGATGTGAAATCCTACTATATTGTGTTATTTTAGCCATCTAATATGATTTTATTTTTTTATATAATAGATATATTTATGTTTTTTCTAAAGCATTAAGTAAGATTATATCTACCACCAGAAATATAACTAACCGTATCATAAGAACCTAACTCTCTTACAGCATCTCTTGAAGCAGAAATATAATTTACAACCTTTACTGAGAAAGGACTTAGAACTTCATTTCTTGAAGCAGAAACCTCATCAACCATCTGAACAATAATTGCGTTCATTACAAATGTATTAGAACTTTCTACCGTCTGATTATTACCTATAACAAATGAACCACTAACATCAGGTGCGAATGTATTGTTATTACCCATCACAAAATTGTTCTCAGCACCTAATGGAATTCTGTTTCCATCACCTTGAACAAAGTTTTTATCTGATGAAACTATATTTGTATTACCCGATACAATTACATTACTACCATAAACCTCATTATCTCTACCTGATACAACAACATCTGATTTCTCAACTAAGTTTGTGTTATTTGTTTTAACACCTCCTGTTAAAATTCCTGGTCTTCCTAATGGTCTATTTAGAACTATATCTTTACCAGGACCTACATATCCTGTTTCTGTAAATGGTTTTCCTGTTCCTGTAGATACAACACCTATAACATCTCTTGGTCTCTCAGATATAAATGTTCTTACAAATGGTCTTGGAACCGTAATGATAAGTGTTTTAATTAATTCTACTTTAACTAATGCCTCTTTTGTAGGGTCATAGTTCATTATTTTATTTACCTTATAGTATTGACCATTGATAAATATATTATCATTAAATCTAAAGTCAGCTATATCATAAGGTGTTAAATAAAATGAAGCCGTAATAATTCTACTATCTTTATCACTAATCTCAGTAATCATATTCTGCCAGTAAGAAGAATATAAGTTATTATTAGTCACACTATCTTCTTGATAATATAAACCTGTAGTTTGTCCAAAGTTAATGTCATAATTAGGACTAAATGGATTATCAAAGTGACCTAAATAAGGATAGGCCTTATACCTTTGACCCTCAAATTGCCAAGTATCTGTATCATCTTCAACAGGTAATAAACCATCTAAAGGTGTAATAGTTCCAGCAACAGCAGCACCTGAACCAACACTACTAAATGGTATATTGATTACAATTGTTCTTGTATTAGGAACTTCTACAATCTTAAACTGACCTTGTAGCATCGGTTTTAACGCACCACCATCAGCTTGATTTATATTAATCCAGTCACCTACTTGATAGCCTGGATGTTGAAGGTTTGTAAATCCTATTGTAGTTAATTTAATATAAGCATTGTAAGGTCCTGTTGATGAGTGAAATTGATAATCAGAATAGACCCAAGTTCTTTTAGTAGATGAATTAAACCTTGTTAAAATTCTTACATTATGTTCTGTTTTACTAAATACATTATTATCAAATTTACCAATCTTAGGTATAAGTAATTTAGTTGAACCTAAAACAGGAACAAGTGGAGTAGGTGAGAAACTTATTTCAACCTTTTTCTGTCCTGTAATAAAATCATTATCAATAAAATGTTGGTATTCACCATAAGCCAAGCCTCCTCTGTTGTTCTTATAGTCTTCATTGTATATGTCTTTATCATCTTTATATCTAAAGTTTGTCTGTCTATTTTGAGTTTCAGCTAAGATTTGCTCTTCAATAGGCTCATTTATATTTAATTTCTTAGTCCAATCTTTTATTCTACCTTTTGCGTAGTATTCATCTCTCGGTTCTATAATAAGTGTCCTCTCATTTTCTTTTGATGGTTCAACTATTAAGTTAAACATTTTAATAATAGATGTTAAGAAATCTTTTTGCTTAAAGTTAGTAGGTAATGTTTGTGAATAATCAATAGTTTCATTACCTAATACATTCTGTGATAAAACATTAAAAAACCTATTTGATGTTGAGAATGTTCCTAAAACAACATCAGCTGGAAGTGTTGTGTTATATGTTCCGTTAAGGCCCATAGTAACTGCTGGTCCTAATAAGTTTTGATTACCAAACTGAGTTCTAATCTGCCAGTTTGATATACCATAATTTACTTCAACCCATACTTTCTCACCTGGATATAATTTCTTTCTATCTGCTGTGCTATCATCTAACACAGGTGTTGCTATTTGACCATATACTCTTCTCGGACCTGCTTGTTGATTTACAGCTAATACAAATCCATTTGATGCGTTTGTAAATCCTGGTGTGTTTTGAGGAACTATAAGGTCATATTGAATACCTGGTATTTGTGCTGTTGTAAATCTTAAAGGAAATGATGAACCATTAATCGGAATAACAACACCACCTGCTACATCTACTCCTGTTGCTGGATTTTTACTTCTTCTAAAACAAATTGAACTTAAAGGTAAAGTAGTTCCTTCAATATACCAGTTCTGATTTACACCACTAAATCTAAATGTTATGTCAAAATCACAAACAAAACTACCAGCCACAAAATCAGTTCCAGCTACATATTCATATGTTGATGTGTTATATAAACCATCAGGGTCACCATTTGGTGAGTTCTCATTATTAAAAGGTATTCTAAACTTACCAAAATTTACATATCTCTGTGTTGGAACATATGTATAATCTTGATATGTGCTATCATATTCTTCTACTAAATCAGGTTCAATTGTTACTTGAGTTGAATTACTGAATGTAGCTGGTGCCAACATTCCTATTGTAAATTTATCTGCTAATGAATTAACATCTCTTTTTAATTCTTGTCTATTGAAAGGCATGTATAAACTCTTGAAAGTTAAACTCTCTAAGAAGTCAGATTGATATGTATAACCTACACTATCAAAAATTTTATCTAAAACATATTTAACATTGGTAGATGGAAACATTTGTGTTAATTTAACCTCTGTATTATATGTAGTTGTCCATCCATTTATTGAACCTAATTCCCAGTTATATCCATAATCAATAAGTGGATAGTAATAACCTTTATCCCAAGAAGCAGTCCATGATTGTCTAATGTTAGTTGCGTTCCATTTGTGATTTAACTCACTAAAATCTAAGTCAGTTAAAAATCTTTCACCAATTAACTTAAAGAAATTGTCATTATCAGCATAAATAACTACTTCATACTCAGCTTTATCTTCATCTTTATCAACAAAAACCTTTCTAAGTTGTAAATAACCATCAAAAACTAAAACCGTATCAACTAAAATATACGCCTTAGTCTTTTTATTAGGGTTAAATGTAGCTTCTACACCTAAATCAGCAATGTCACCAAAGATTTCTCTGTTATTTTTAGTCTCAGGTATTTTAATAGTCTTTGAGTAAGAAGAATTCCTCTTATCAATCTCCATAATGTCAGATACATTATATGTTAAACTTATAGGTTCAGCATCATATGTGTCTAACCACTTTCTCTGTCCATTTATTTCTACTAAAAGCTCAAATCTTGTCATATTATTTTAATAATTTTGTATATATCATGATGTTTCATGTTTTTAGTCATTCTGAAGGTTTAAGTTATAACCCATTTTGTATGTTAATACAAAATTAAACATCTGATTTCTCATAACCGTTTTAACTTCATAACTATTCTGTGTAACAACTATCGGTAGTTTATATGCTGTTGAAGGTTGTGAATAGAATTCTTCACTATCATTACCTATAATATAAACCTCAGGAGATGTCATTAACTCTTCTAACCATTTAGCCTCACCATCTGTAATCCAATTTGATTGAATAGTGTATGTCTCTTCAGCCTTAGTAGCAAAAATAGTTTTACCTCTATCACCTACTGAATAATCCCAGTCTAATACTTTTTGATACTCACTTCTTGTTATACTAACAGACTTCTTAACATCTCTTGTAAATGTAAAGTAATCCCAACCACCTTGTCTATTTAACCATAAAACTCTAACCCACTCATAACCTTCATAAGGCGAACATTCATTTCTTAACTTATACTTCAATGTCTCTGACGCAGTCACACCATTTTGTAAATAAGTAACCGTATAATAGTCATAGTTTGTAGCTGACCAGTTAATACCAAATGAATTTGATAAGTTCTGTGTTCCTACACCTACATCTAATCTTCTATATAAGTTGTTAGAAGGTAGATTATATGAATATGATGTCTGTTGAACTCCAGCTGAATTAAACATCGCAAATCTAACCGATGCTGTCTTACCTGAAGGTGTAGCAGCAATTAAAGATAATGTCTCATACTCACCTGTTGTTGAGGTAGGTCCGTAGTTAATAGGTTTATATTCAGAAGGATAATCTCTTAAAAACTTATTTGTAGAAGAAAATGTTGAGCCTAAAACATACTCACTAAAATCTCTTGTTCTTTCTCTATATTGTCTTGTTCCGTTAAACGCATTTCTTGTTGAAGCAGTAGCATTTAATCTAATAACACTTGTTATTGTTCCTCCATCTGTTCCGTTAGGTGTGTTAAGACCAGACCAACTCTTGTCAATAACAGCAAAGTAAGGATTAGGAATAGAAACAACCGACGCAGTTCCATCATATACTATATTTATTTGTTTATTTGTTTTATTAACCGTAATTAAATCACCAGCTGTTAAACCATGAGGTGAAGAAAATGTTAAACCTACATTAGTTGCGTTAAAATAAAATACATCATAATAAGGCTGATTAGGATTATACTCATAACCATAATTTACCGTATATTGAACTAAACCATCAGGAATACCTGAACCGGCACCTGAAACAAAATTACTTGCCCATCCTGATTGAAATGGATTTACATTGTAATCAAAGAATGATTTCAATAACTTATGAGGTGAGAATAAACCATAACCATCTGGTGTAGGTGGAATTTTATATGTTGATAATGTAGTCCATGTTGAACCAAACGGTTCATTCTTTTTCTTAATTCTAAATAAATACTTAAAATCAGATATAGAAGAAGAACCACTATCTACTTTATACCATAACTCTTTATTAACTGGTGCCCATTCATCAGGCTGATTTACTATTGATACGGTTGCTGCCATTATTTTACTACCATTATTTTGTCTATTAAAGCGTTTATATCTTCAATCGCTGCTTTCTCAATCAGCTTTTGTTTATTAGTATAAACTTCATTAATTGTGTTTTTTATTACATTTGTAGGTTTAATTCCTTTCTTACCGATACTTCTCGCTATTAAGAACTTAAGACTTTGTCTTGAAATGAATTTACCTTTATCATCTCTCGGTGCTATACCTTTTGCTACAACCCATCTATCTAAAGATTTAGTAGGTGGTTGTTTAGCACCTGGTCTTCTACCTTCATCTACATTTGTTAAATAATCTTCAGATAATAATTGAACTATTACACCATTTGCTGTCTCTACTACTTTGTAATCAACACTCTTTATCAATCTACCAGTAGCAACTTTATCAGCCTCTATTAGTTTCTTAACCATAGTTTTAACTAAGTCTTTACCGACTTCATCAAGTGCTTTTTGTAAGTTTATATTCTCCATTAGATTATCTGAATACCATTAGTTTTTGTGTTTTTTAATTTAGATATAACTTCTCTATTATTATCATAGTGAGTATTTACACCTAATTCTAAAATCTTTGCTATTTTATCTTGATTAGAACCTGTAGCAAATACTCTATCATGAGGAATACCTAAACTATCAGCAATACTCAACATACCTTCTTTATCACTTCTTGCTGAAATGATATAAACCGTATTACCTTGTTCTATTAATCTCTGTGCTCTTTCTCTAACATTAGGTTGAGTAAGAGTTCCGTCAAAGTCAAAACTTATTTTAGTATTCATAAAACTTAAATTCTGTTTTTCTTTCTCAATCTGTTTTAACTTTCTTTGTGCCCATTCTATACCAGCATCACCACCCCAAGCAAGCCACATTAATCTACCACAACCATCACCTAATTCTTTCTGTGAGTTTTGTCTGTGTCTCTCAAAGCCTGCCATTCTTGATATAGTTTCTCTACTAATAGCCTCACCTTTTGCTAATTGATTAGCTCTCGCCTTACCTACTGGTGTGCCACAAGAACCCCAACCGTTTTCTTCAGCCCATCTTAACGCAATTTTAGCATTCTCTGAAGCCTCTTTTGGATAATCAGAATAACTCTCAGCTAATTTCTCTACTTCTTTTGGTTTAGCAGATATAATAGCAATTGCTTGTTTAATAGCATCTTGTTTTCCTGTAGGTCCTGTATAACAAGTTCCTTCATCACCCCATTTCCAACCTTTCTTTCCGTTAATAACACATTGTTTTATTGGCATCTTTCTTATTTTATTTTTTAACTAACCTTAAACACCGTTAATATAACTGAAGGTGTCTCAGGTCTTACTGGATTTGTTTGTGCTGGTCTTGATAAAATTCTCATTTGAGTGTCTGGTGAAGACCAACATATTTCATAATAATCACCATCATTAGAACTACTTAAAAAGTTCCAAGCAGCCACTACTTCAGCATTATTACCTTCTAATTCTACAACCGTATTTGACCACGGAACATCTACTCCATTCTTTCTTAACCATATATCAATCTCATCATTACCACCATCAGTCTTATCTAACTGAGCTGAGAATTGTATATTATATACACCAGCTTTTTGTGTAGTGATTTGTGTATTATTATTAATCACAACAAACTTTGATATATCTGTTGTATCATATGAAATTATATTAACAGCAGTTGCGCCAGCATTTGTCTGTGTAGTTGTATCATAGAATGAACCATAATAAGTAATCAATCTATATTCATTAAAAGTATTGTTTAATTGTGTAGTATAACCTGAAATAGGGTCAATAGGTGAATTACAATAAGTATATCTTACTGGTTGTTTTAATGTTATATCACATTGCCAACCATTTACATTATCATCAGTTGCTTCAACAACAGGTGTGAAGTTTATATCACCATCAATAGACAAATT